CCTAATCCATCTTATTTATGTAATTACTGCCATTATAGAAAATCAAATGGTGGACCGTGTAAATGGTAGAAAAAGTCTTAGAACGTGATCTTGAAAGACATTTTAGTAAAGAATGTAAGCGTCTTAAATTAACATCGATTAAGTTACATCTTAGATTTAGCACAGGTTATCCTGATCGATTAGTGATACTTCCATTTAATAAAGTGCTATGGATAGAGTTAAAGACGCTTACAGGTAAATTATCATCAAGACAAGAACAAATCCATTTTCAATTACGATTACATCATCATTGTGTACTTGTACTAAGAACAAAAGAGGAGATTACGAATGCTTTGGAAACCGCATCAATATCAGCATAATGCAGTACAATTCATGCTTGAAAATGGCTCAGGTCAGTTATGGTTAGAACCTGGATTAGGAAAAACTAGTATCACATTAGAAGCAATTCGTCAACTTAAAGACTCAGGTGCAGTGAAAAAAGTATTGATTGTAGCACCACTAAGACCGTGCTATGCAGTATGGCCTGATGAAGTAAAGAAATGGGATAATTTTAATGAATTAACAGTAAGTGTTCTTCATGGCTTTCATAAAGATAAAATTCTTCATGATAAGTCATTAATCCATGTGATTAACTTTGAAGGCTTACAATGGTTATCAGCTACCTTGAGAAGGTTGAATATTAAAATGCCATATGATATGTTGGTGGTTGATGAAATAAGTTATTTAAAAAACACCAGGACCCAAAGATTCAAGTCCCTAAATCCTTTACTTGATCAGTTTAAAAGACGTTTTGGGTTAACAGGGTCACCAGCACCGAATGGATTAATGGATATATTTGGTCCGCAATTAGTGATTGATAGAGGTGCCACATTTGGTAAGTACATCACTCACTTTAGAGCAAATTATTTCTATCCTACAGGCTATGGTGGATACACATGGGCACTACAATCAGATGCAGAAGAAAAAATTTATGAAGCACTTTCAGGTAAAGTTCTTAGAATGGCTGCAAAAGATTATTTAGATCTTCCTGAGTTAATTACAAATAAGGTGTATGTAGATCTTCCAACTGATGCTAGAAAGATGTATAAAGAGCTTGAGGATCAATTATTAACTGATATAGAGGCAGGAAAGGTAACAGCAGCAACGGCTGCAGTAGCTGTTGGTAAATGTCAGCAAATTGCAAATGGGGCAGTATATTTAGATGGCGATGAAAGACATGTCAAAATTGTACATGAAGCTAAACTTGATGCAGTAAAAGATATTGTAGAAGAATTATCAGGTCAGCCATGTCTTATTGGTTATCATTTTAAGCATGATTTAGAGCATTTAAAGACAATATTCCCTCATGCGCCTGTCATTGGATCAGGAGTTTCTGGTGATGCACTAACTAAGATTATTAACGTATGGAATGCAGGAAAAACACCTGTGCTACTTGCTCATCCACAAAGTGCAGGTCATGGTCTTAACTTACAAGGTGCAGGGCATGCTGTGATCTGGTTTAGTAACACATGGTCTCTTGAAATCTATGAGCAATTTGTAAGACGTTTATGGCGCCAAGGGCAACGTAATAACATTATTGTTCACCAGATCATTGCTCGTAAAACAGTTGATGAAGCTATTGTAAAAGCAATCGAGTCTAAAGACAAAACACAGCAAAGTCTGATGAATGCAATAAAAGATTATGCAGCTGTTTCACATGATGAAAGTAAAGTGGTTACTTTTATTAAAAAATGTGGTACTATGTTTAGGTAGTACAAAATAGTATATTCTTAATTCTTAAATAAGGAGTTTTAAAATGCAAAACGAAGCAGTAATCGAAAAAAGACCGTCATTAGCTTTTATGCCTAATGGCTTATTTATCAGTGATTTATTTTTTAACTTGTATTACCACACTTACCAGAACGTGGATAAGAAAAATTTAGAATTCTTAGCGTTAAGATTCTCAAGAAGCTTGTTTGATATGGGTTATAACATCAAAACACGTGATATTATTGATGATTTTAATCATAGACTATAACAACCAGGGCTTCGGCCCTTTTAAGGATAACAAATGAAAAACCCTTATATTTATATTGCAGGCCCATTCTTTAACGATCAAGAACTATTTGTTATTGATCATATTAAAGACATGATCAAAACTTACAATTATCAGTATTTTAGCCCTAAAGATGAGCTAATGTATGTCCCTGGAGTAACGTCTCCTGAGGACATACTTAGAGCCAACATGAATGGCTTAATGAAAACAGACTTGCTTATTGCAGTCACCGATGGTAAAGACCCTGGTACTATGTTTGAAGCAGGTTGGGCTTATGCTAAAGGCATACCGATTATCTATGTATGGTTAACAGGCACAAAAGAACAGAAGTTCAATGTAATGTTAGCAGCAACAGGGTCTGTTGTTCGATCATATGTACAGCTATTTAAAGCGCTTGATGACATTCGATTAACAGAGCAATTTAATCGTAAAAACTGGAGCGAGGAGGCAATGTACTATGAATAAAGAGGATCACGACTTCTTTATGCGAAGTTATTCATTAGAGCACACCAAACGATACTCAATGAAGCCTGTTGTGCATCAAGAATCAGTAGCGACTCATAGTTATTTCGTAGCGCTTGGTGTGATGTTAATGTCAGAAGATTATAAGTTTGATGTTAACTTAGCAATTAAGATTGCACTCACTCATGACTTACCTGAAATGGAAATCTCTGATGTGAATCATCTGGTGAAGAAAAATTATCCTGAAGTTGCTAAAGCTTTAAAAGAAGCAGAAATGCAAATCATTGATAATATGCCTGAATCTTTAAAGTGGTTTTGTAATCAGTACCATTACGAAACACCAGAAGCATTGGTGGTACATTATTGTGATGCATTCCAATGTTACCAATATGCAATGAATGAAATTAATCTCGGTAATCAAGGCTATATGGTTGATGTAAGAGACAATAGCTTAATCAGAATGGCAACACTCGCAACTAAATTGGAAGCATACAAATATGACAACAACTGATGATGTAATCACTGAACGAGGTAATGTATATGGAGACTTCCATCAAGGAATTATTCTTGAGACATTGATTGTAGAAGCAATTAAGCTTAGACACTATGAGCATCACGGTAAGCAAATGTCTCCTGAGTTTGTGATGTACATATCTAAAATTGCTATGAAATTATCAAGATTGTCTATTACTCCTGACCATATAGATAGCTGGACCGATATTGCAGGATATGCAAGACTTGTTGAATTACACTTAAAGAAAGAAGAAAATGCCTAAAGTTACTAAAGACCAAATGCCACATTTACAAAAGATGCATACTACATTAAAGTTTGGGCAGCCGCCAAAGCCTTTAGAGTTTGTGAATCAATTGGAAGCAATTGATGTAAAGCTTGTACATGCACCAACAATTCCAGAGTTTAGAAAAACAATCTCTGTTTTCTTAATGAACACATGGAATGATAAGATTCAGTGGTCATTTCCTGAAGAAGACATAGATCAGACCATTGACGAATTGTTTCGTTATGAGTTACTACCCACTGCGATGGAAACGATCAATCTGACGTGGTCCGTAAATGGATTAGATATGATCGATACGACGCATCTGATACGACATCGCTTATTTAGTTTTGCCGCACAAGTTCATGGTGATCGAGATATGCGAGATGATCGTGTTATGGTGAAGCCAGGAATCATGTCAAATCCTGAATTCTTTGAACGTTATAGAAAGATTACTTATGATGCTAGACAACTTTATATCGATATGCTTGATAGTGGTGCTGTGCATGGTCTCGATACCCGTACTATTATGCCTCGTAATTTTGAACATTTTTATATGGTCCGCTGCACTATTAAGGACCTTATTGGCTATTGTATTATGCGTGGTGATGAACAAATTCAGACAACAGTAGATAACATTGTTGCAATGAAGTTATGGTTAGAAGTATTAAAGGTGTATCCTTTCCTAAAAGGCTTGGTTGACTTTAGAAAGTCTGATACATTTTATCAACGTCAATGTGCTAAAGGTAAAACAAATATCTTTCCGCCTAACGCAAAGAATGATAACTTTGATTGGTGTGAAGAACAGTTCTATCACCCTATTGGAAGAGATGAATTCACAGGTGGTGATGTCTATCTAAGAATTAGAGAAGATTTACTACAGCAAATTGATGCAATTGAAAAAAGGCATATACATGAGTGACAGATGGTCAGTTTATCTGCATAAACTAAGTAAGAAGTCTCATCAACAACGACAACAGTATTATCATGATTTCTGTAAGTTACACCCTAAACTTACAACAGCAACTAAAAGTGCATTGTATGTTGTTGTGGTGAACTTAGAAACACAAAGTCTTACTGCAGAGATGACAGGACTTCCTAAACAAACAGTGAATCGAATTGTTCGTAAGTTTAGAGACTTCTTACCTTTTTAGCTTATCACTAAGATATTCATAACCTTCGTAGCCTAGGTATGGCAGTTGCATACCTAGTCCTACACCTCTTGCAAGTGGGTGAGGAACAGCGCTTAATACACCTCCTGCACCGCTGATTGCTTCAAGCGCACCTTTTAGCTTTTCACCTTTTTGCCAATCTTCAATACCTTGAAGACCTTGAACTACGCCTAATCCTCCACCTGCTATAGGTAAAACATGACGAAGAACAGGGTTAGCATTCATTGCTGTATTTGCTTTACCTAGTGCTTCCATAGCTTCTTGACCATATGGCAGGCTAGCAACTCCTCGTTCAATGAACGAAGGCTTTGGTTTAAGAGCTTCTAGTTTTGCTTGTGCTTGCAAATACTCAATCTCTTTATCTGTTAATTTTTTAACAACTTCACGCTTACCTTCAGGTGATGTACCTTTTAATTTTTCAAGTTTGTCTGCAAGAGATTTTACTTCTTGCGCATGCGTATCATGCTCTGCTTTTGCAAGTTCATACGCTTTCCTTGCCAATCGTTGCTCACCTGGCGTAATATTAGGGTTAGGCGGCACAAATAGTTGATTTTCAAGCTTTCCTCTAAGTCTATAGTCTTGTAATCCAAGCGCTTTTTGTTTTTCTGCTAATAGTCTATTTTTCTCAGCAATATCACCTGCGCCTTTTCCATGCTTTCCTGTTGTCATATCTTCTGCTTCTAATAGCAATTTATGCGGGACTTCATCACCAGGCATAACAGCCCC